CGGTTACATCTAAGGAGTATTCTTCTCTCTTAAAAGGAAGTAAGTGATACAACGGTTGACCTCTTTTGATTTCTACTTCCTTCTCATCTGAGTGATACATAATATCTGGGTTAACTCTATGATGAATATCTGTATCAATAATTCCAGGAACAATACTAAAATCTTGATTGAAATTAAAAAACAAAGGAAGAACCATTATGGAATAACCTGGATCTGTAATAATTCTCCAAGGAGATATGCCCTTAAATGCAAATAAAGCTTTTTTATTTTGAAATGAATATGGCATTACTTCTACAGTCTGAGAAGGATCTCCCCCATGGAAATTAAATACTACATTGCTTGATCTTGTATTCCATTCTTCAGTTTCTTTATCATATCCAAGTATGACATCACACCACGCTGGAACAACATAACCAATCTTGAAATAATCTATAAACGAAGGACAGGTTTTAATGTTTCCTTCATACTGGGAAGTTAATGTGCTGACTCCTTCTTTGTATGGAGTGTGTTTCCACCAATCTGGAATAAAATTACGCATTGGTTTTGGAAGTATCTCATCTATTTGAGAGATACCACCCAGCTCTGGAACAAAAGTTATTTTAGTCATTAAATGATTTTCCTTAACCATAGTTGTGAGTTGTCTTCTATCTTTTCAACTCTGCCAATAAGTAAATGACACAGTGCATCAATGGCATACCCTGGATCATAGAAGTCTCCCTTACTCATGCTCCATGTATAATCATCAAAGGCAAGGATGCCTCCCACTTTGAGTTTGTTATAGGCATTTGACCCATCACGCAATACAGCGAATGCAGTATGGTCACCATCTACATAGATGAAGTCAAAGATTTGTTCTTCACCTATGCCAGCAAAGTATCTATCGCTAGTCATCTGCATTACTACTACCTTCTGTTCAAAGATAGCTGTTGCGTTTTTATCTGTGTATGTTTTGTATACATCTTTCCAGTCCATGTTGTGATGAACTGGTTCATCAGATCCTTCCCATGTATCCACATCTACAAGGAATGAATGCGGTTGCTTGAGGATGTTGTCAACCATCCATTTGGTTGCATCACCTGTATATGCACCTACTTGAACACAGCGCAAGACTGCGTTTGATAGCGGAAGCAGATGACGTTCAAAGTTCTGCTTTGCGTTTGTTGATTCGAACCAGTTTGGGTATGTCATTAGTATGCACTCTTATCTTTATTGAGAATTCGAATAGCCCAGTCTAACCCTGTGTTAAACCCATCCATCCATTCTGAATCCTTGTGTTCTTTGGGAAGATGCGTCTTCGCATCTTCTATTTTCTTTATGAATATATCTATATCTTTCATCGGCTCGCCCTCTGGCGAGCCTTTCCCGCCCACCACCCCTCTACCCTATCACTTATTGGTAAAAAAGAAAGGCGTGTCGTTACCAAGTAATCTTGGTTACGACTGGTATTCTTCTGGTATGAATGAACTTCCTCCTCATAGATCCTTTAGTCAGCTGTCTACGTGGCAGTCCTGCCCTCAGAAATATTATCTGAGCAAGGTAGCCATGGTTCCTGAAAAGCCTGCAGTGTATCTTGCTGCTGGTTCCGCCGTCCATTCAATGTTGGAGTGGTTAAACCATGAGCTCTACCGACAACAGTCCACAGGGGATTGACCAACGTGGCGTTCCAAGCAATGAGTGTATCAATTGCGGAAGCAACGTCCAAGTTATCAGAGCAATCTTCTCAGACTACGAGCTAGTTATGTGGTTCTTAGATTCGTTCTGCGCCCAGTGTGGCTCACCAATGACAGCCCCAACCCCAGTAGATCACCCAGATTGGAACCCCGATGACTATCGATTTGACTTCTAAATGGTTAGAGGTATTTAATGATGCTGTTCTGGAAACAGAACAGAAGACAGGCATTCCCTCTACGGAGTGGAAGACTGCAGGACGCAAGACCACCTTGCGCCCTGATGGGGAAGATCTGCCCTTTTGGCAGAGCGATGGGTTAAAGCAGGTTGAGGCATACCATAACTGGTATAAACAATCTGGTTGGCAGATCGCAACAATGCCCGACGGTCGTCCTGGAATCGAATGGGCTGCTGATGTTCACTTCGGGGGAACACCAGTGCGTATGGTTGTTGATGCGATATACAAGGTAGGGGAAGACCTCGTTATCGTTGACTACAAGACAGGTTCCAGGACTCCGTTCGGTGCAATCCAAGCTGCTCTTTATGCTTCTGGTATTGAACGTATCTACGGTATCCGCCCTAAGTGGGGAGCCTTCTTTATGACTCGCAAAGGCGAGCTCGATGAATTGATTGATCTGTCACATCTGACAATGGAATATTTTGACTATGTATTTGGTGCGATGAATGCTGCAGTATGGGAGGGTTGGTTCCCGCCATCTGTTGGTGACTCTTGCAGGATGTGTAGTTTTACTGCACAATGTCCTGCAATGGGTAGTAAAGATTTCCCATTACAAATCCTAACCAAAGGGAAAGAAAAGGAGATGAACTAGATGACTGAATCTATGTTCTCGTATACAGGTAAGTTGAATTCAACTGACCTATTCACCGTCCGAGGTAATAGCGTTAGCGAATTCAGAGCTAACCTAACCGCAGCAGTTGAAGCAATTGCTTCTGCTGTTGAACTACAGCAATCACTTAACAACCGCTCAGGCGGTGCGTCAGGTGGTGCATTCGCTGCTTCAGCAGCAGCGGTGCAGGTGCTACAAGATGCTGGTCTTAATCCAACTCCAGTTACTGCAGGGACAACAGCTGCAGCAATTGAAGTAATCATGGATCGCTACGGTAATGAATGGACATATGGACATCCAGATGCACCAGCATTACCAGACGGTCGTGGAAAGTATGCCAAGAAGAAAGGCACTTCCAAGGCTGGCAAGGCTTACGTTGGTTGGTTTGACCCAGCTAAGGGACCGAAGCCTTTCACACCAGGTGCAACCGAAGCAGAAACTATCTGGGCTAAGTAACAATGCGTTCACTGTTGCAAGTAGTGGGGGTTGAATCTCCTGCTGGACATATGCTCCCAGAGATTCTGCCTCAACTTACTCAATCACAAGTTGTGTTTCGTCAAGCGCAATTGCATTTGATAGCAGCACAACCTGGTGGCGGTAAGACACTACTTGCACTGTGGTATGCAATTCAATCTAAGATTCCTTCACTCTATTTCTCAGCTGACTCTGACTCCCGAACAATAGCCACTCGTGCAGGGGCAATCCTTATGGAGAAAGAAGTCGCACAGGTTGAGAAGATGATGGACTCTGATGCATCAGTCCTTTTGGAAGATGCACTCGCTGATGGTGCAGGGCATGTTCGATTCAACTTTGATCCGTCGCCTTCGTTGCAAGACATCGAAGAAGAAATAGAAGCTTGGATAGAACTGCACGGCTCTGCACCACAAGCAATCTTTGTAGACAACTTAATGAATGTCGCTTCAACAAGCGACAATGAATGGACTGCATTGCGTGATGCAATGTCAGCGTTCCACTATATGGCTCGTGAATACGAGTCAGCCTTCGTAGTTCTGCACCACGTATCCGAGAACGAGAAGATGTCAAAGCCTAACTATCCTGCCCCACGTAAAGCGTTAATGGGTAAAGTTGCAGCGTTACCAGAGTTGGTTCTTAGTGTTGCACTAGACGGACAGGCAAACGCTTATCGCGTTGCCGTAGTGAAGAACCGACATGGTAAAGCTGACCCAACAGCAGAGAGTTACATCTCACTGTCAGCGGAGGCAAGCCATATGACTTTGTATAACTCACCTGCCGAGTTACAAAGAGCAAGGACAATGCGACAATGGCAGTAGATATTGAATTAACCTTAGATGAGATCTTGGATGCAATACGTTTCATCCATCTAGTAAGAGAGAATAAGAAACAGTATGAAGTTGTTGACAAAAAGTTTGACAAAAACAATTCGTCGTATTCGGTTAATCTTATGGGTCAGTTGGGTGAGATGGCGTGTGGCAAAGGACTTGGGCTACAAGTGGACAGATCGATTTCGCCGAGTGGCGATGATGGACACGACTTATCTACACCACTGGGAAAAAATATACAAGTCAAAACATCAACGCTAGATAAATTAATCTTCAACGCACCAGAGTTATTCGTATCTGACTATGCAGTATTGGTTCAGTTCTTTGGCGATAAACAATTGCCACATGTAGATAGTAAGTTCACAATACTTGGTTGGACAACACGAGAATTATTTCTTGCAAATCATTACAAGCATGACTATGGTTACGGCATTCGATTGGTTATGGATGCCGATCAATTACTACCAATAGAGGAGCTCATCAATGGATTATCCAGACTTCAGCCAAGCTCGATGCAGGGAAGTGGGAACTGAGTTCTTCTTTACAGAAGAAGATAACGAAAGAGATACTTCCGTATATTCACTTGGTAAAACAATTTGTTCTGGATGTTCAGTAAGGCAGCAATGTTTAGAGTGGGCAGTAAGACATGAAGCTCACGGATTATGGGGCGGTATGACACCAAGGGAGCGCATGATGATTCGAAGAAGTAAGAACATTATTCTTGAGCAGATATTGGTGACCGATTATGTCAACGCCAAGTAAACGTAAGGGCTCGCAGTATGAGCGAGATGTAGTCAAGTGGCTCATCTCGTATGGTTTTCCATGCGCTGAACGTGCGTATGGTGCAGGTCGTCACGACGATGTTGGTGACATTGATGGCATCGATGGCGTAGTGATAGAATGTAAGAACGAAAAGAAGATCACTCTCAGTGGCTATCTTCAAGAGCTCTCGGATGAGATGACTCATGCTGATGCTGAGACTGGCGTGGTGCTAATAAAAAAGCGTGGCACTACAAATGTCTCAGAGTCATACGCGGTAATGCCCGCATGGCTCTGGGCTGATCTGCTAAAACAGGCAGGTTACAATGGACATAGGTAAGAAGGTGACAGTTACTTACCAACTGAAAAGAGGTAACTATGCGGTTCATTGCAATGACCGTAGCAACAGCGACATTTATCATAATGTCGCCAGCGGAAGCAAGTTCGCCGATACTAACCTTGGACAAACGCATCATGCTAATGGACAAGGAACCAGCGATAGAGCTTGCGATAAGCACAGTAACAACGGACAAAGAAGAGGCTCGTTGTGCGAAGAAAATCGCATACAAGGAGAGCCGATACAACGTGGACTCATACAACAAATCGAGTGGAGCACGTGGAGCGTGGCAATTACTATGGGGCAAACCCGAGTGGTCACTACTCAAACAAACATCAGAAGCACACAAGTATGTGCTTCATCGTTACGGAACTTGGTGCGAGGCACACAAGTTCCATCAAGAAAGGAATTGGTATTAAGTGAACCAGCCTGAGTTCTTAGAAGCAGTCTTCAATCATTATGGATTGGACTTACCGCAAGGTGAGAAGTCAATTCTCTGTCCTGTGCATGATGACTCTCGCAAGTCTGCTTCAGTGAACTCAGACAAGGGTGTCTGGGTATGCTATGCATGTAGTGCTGGTGGTTCTGGTATACAGATCATCATGGCTCGTGAAAACTTAGCATACCCAGAGGCTCGGTCATGGGCTGAAAAAAATATAGGTAAAGAATCTTCTACTCCGATTGTTCACAATCGTCGCAGTAAGAAGAGTGGGCGGTGGACACCACCAAGATTAAGGTCTCGATGACAACGATCATTGGTATCCAACAAGACAATGGCTGTATTCTTGCAGCCGATTCACGCACCACTGCAATGAATAGACCATTCTCGCATCCGATTGTTACTAAGATTAGCAAGCGGGGTAAGTGGTTAATTGCAGGTGCTGGTGATGTGCAACCATGTGATGTGATACAACATGTGTGGAAACCACCAGCAATTCCAGCTAACATTAAAGACATGTATCACTTTATGATTACAACAGTGATGCCGAGCATTAGAGAATGCGTTAAAGAATCTGGTTACGTTCCAGATAAAGATGATGCTGATGCTGGCTTTGAACTTATACTTGCAATCAATGGAACCATCTACCAAGTAGATGATTCCTACTCTGTTTACTTGCGTGACGATGGACTGTATGGCGTAGGGTCTGGGTCAAGCTTTGCATTGGGCGCACTAGCAGGTGGTGCGACATGGAAGCAAGCAATGCAGATTGCTGCTCGCAATGATGTATATACTGCACCTCCATTCATTACACACAGGCAGGAGAAACCATGAAGAC